AGTGCACTTAAATCGTCATGAATCTAAGGAGGACTTCCTGCGTACCCTGAAGTTTGCATACCTTTATGGAAAGACTGTAACACTTGTTCCAACACATTGGCCACAAACAAACGGTATCATGCAGCGTAACCGTCGCATTGGTACATCACTAACAGGTATTGCATCCTTTGCAGATCAAAAAGGTTTGCCAATTGTTCGTGAGTGGATGGATGAAGGATACAACAAGATTCGTCATTACGATCATCAGTATTCAGAATGGCTTTGTGTTCGTGAATCAATTCGTGTAACAACAGTTAAGCCATCAGGATCAGTTTCAATTCTTTCTGGTGCAACTCCTGGGGTTCACTGGGGACCTGGAGGAAACTTCTTCCTTCGTGCAGTTCGATTTGGAAACACAGATCCAATGATGCATTTATTCAAAGCAGCAGGGTACACAATTGAAGACGACGTAGTATCAGCAAATACATCAGTAGTCTACTTCCCAATCAAGTCAGGTCATCCAAGATCTGAAAAGGATGTAACATTATTTGAGAAGATTGCTCTTGCTGCAACTGCTCAGAAGTACTGGTCTGATAACGGTGTTTCTGTAACTCTTTCGTTTGACAAGGAAACAGAGTCAAAGCATGTTGTACCAGCACTTCATATGTACGAAGGACAGTTAAAAGCAGTGTCATTCCTACCAATGGGAAACACTGTATACCCTCAGCAGCCATATACTCAGATTACTGAAGAGCAGTATGAGTCATATGTTGGCAAGTTGAAGCATATTGATTTTAGTGCAATTTATGACGGTGTAGATAATCTTGAGGCTCAAGGCGAGGCTTATTGCACTACAGATTACTGCGAAATAAAAGTATCTTAGTATGATAAAATAGACTTATAATGTCTAATCCATCTAACCTCTATGCAGAGAAAATATATGCTGAACATCCAATGGCTTTTTGGGCTTTAGATGATAAAGCAGACTATATTAGTTTAATTAGTGATAGCCAGAGATGTGTAGGAGATCCAGAATATTGGGATATATCTGTTGGCGCTTCTTCAGAAATTTTTTCTAATGAATCTGTAACCTCTGATACACCGTTTCCAGAAAGTTTTGTAACAAAGTTAACAGGCAGTTTAAGTCAAAATGAGTTTGGCCAAATAGTTTGTGTAAGTAAAGATATAGCCAACTTCTATTCGCTAAACAAAGACTTGTCAACATTTTCTGTAGGTGCATTCATTAAATCTCTTAGCGCATACGTATATAGTTTTGAAATTGGATATGAATATTATGACACTGTTAGTGGTAGTAAAATTGAAAGACTAAAAACCTATTTTTCATCAATACAAGAACGATGGGTATTTCTATCAGAGACATTCGATATACCAGAAGAAAACACAACATTTAGGTTTGTGTTAAAGATTAATTATATTAGCCAAGGAAACACTGCCGACGACTATGAATTTTTAATTAATGGAGTAACAGTTGGTCAATGGTCAGAAGAGTTTAACGCATCTTCTCTGGGTATCAGGGGTGAGTTTTTACCAAATAACATATCTATAGAATCTTCTTATGGGATTGAGGCAAATGCTTATGGTCGTCAAGATAAGAAAGGTTATTACCTAATATCTAATGAAAGCCTTATGGCAAAAAATACTGGAATACCTCTAGTGTTTGGAGCATCAAACCTGACTAAACTTTTACCAAACTCCAACTCTTCTCTAATGAGATATGATGTTAGTAGCGTTCCTGGATCTTATGTTTTTGCTGGCACAGAGAATCCAGTAATTACAGTTACTCGTGGTTCAATTTATATTTTTAACATGAACACTCCTGGTCATCCATTTTTTATACAGACAGAAGATGGAGCATACAACAGCGCACTTGTCTATTCAGATGGTGTTAACAATCTTGGTGCAGAAGTTGGAGAAATCACATGGGTTGTACCAGAGAATGCTCCAGACGACTTATACTATGTTTGTAGAAATCATCCATCAATGAATGGAAAAATTAAGGTTATAGACCAAGCCACAAAGCCTTCTTTGATTATTCCAGGACAGGGGTTTTTAGGAGCAGATGGACAGTACAAAGAATATACTTTAGAAGCATGGCTAAGAATTAACTCAGACTCAATAACAAAGAAAAGAATCCTTGGACCCATAGGATCTGATGACGGTCTATATGTAGAGGGACCGTTTTTAATTTTAAAGGTAGGACCAAACTTTGGATCTCACTATGTTGGAGAATGGACAAGGCCAATGCTTGTGCACATAAGGGTTAGTGACAATAACTCTTCTTTGCTTATCAATGGAGAAGAAGTCATATCTTTGAAATATTTAACCGAAGGATTGTCATTCCCAAACAGTCTTGATTCAGATGGTAGGAATCAAGATTGGATTGGCTTCTATTCTTATGAAGATGTTTCTCCAATCGAGATTGACTGTGTTGCCCTGTATACTTATAAAGTTCCAATCGTCTTGGCTAAAAAAAGATTTGTTTATGGCCAAGGGGTTGAAATACCAGAGGGAATAAATAAAGCATACAGTGGATCCTCCATATATATAGATTACCCTTTTGCTAATTATGCAAACAACTACTCATATCCAAACATAGGTGGATGGTCACAGGCTATTGTTGATAACTTAAAAACAGATGGAAACCTGCTATCTACTCCAGACTATAAATTACCAGAAATTATTTTTGGTGGAGTTGCTGTAGAAAATGTTTCTTCTAGTTTTTATCCTCAAGACGAAGAGGGCATATCTCTGTCTTTTGGAGACTTTGAAGGTTCGCATCTTTACTTTGATAACCTAAACTTTTTAAAAGAAAAGATAAAGTCTTTTTACGGATCCTTCAAGTTTGTCTCTATTCCAGAAACAAAGCAAGTTTTATTTAAAGCAGAATCAAAAACATCCACTAACTATTTTGAAATTTCGTGTACTGGTACATCTGTAAGATATGCTTTAAAATATAATGACATAGAAGAAACTATCCTGACCCTATCTTCTATAGATATTGACGAAATGTTTTCTGTAGGCATAGATGTAGAAACTATGTCTCGTTATTTTGGTGGAAATCTTTCATCATTTTTTGGAAATGCAAGCAGCCTTAGTTTTTATATTGGGGGTAGTTCAAATCCAACAGAAACTTTCTCTGGAAAAATATACAAGGTTGGTTTTTGTACATCCAGAAATCACAAGTCTATTACTCAGTTATTTAATGAAAAGGGAATAGTCATAGAGAATGATAGCGTGTTCGTAGAATATCTGCAGACACCAGATGTAGCCTATAACTCAACAGAAGATTATTTTGGCAATAACCCAGCAGAGTGGGATTTGATAATTGATTCAGGGCTACCTTCTCTGACAACGGCAAACACTCTTCAGTCACATACTGCAAGTTATACCCTATCACCAACAATAGATTTTGGATTATATTCCTTAGACATAGATATCCAGGGATACTGGGAAGACTATGTTCCACTTACTTATTTTGCAAAATATGTTACAGACAGTAAGAACAAGCCATATTACGACTTAGACTTTATTCAGTTTAACATAAACTATCCAGCACCATCTGTATTCTTAGAAGAAGAGCAGTTTGGGTCATGGAATTATAAAGAACTTTCTGACGCCTATAGCGTTCCAGTACAAAGAGACTATTCATCACTTGACAACCAACTTTTTACAGGGTACTTAGATTATACAGACTTAAGAGACAGAGCATATAGAAACTATAAGTATGACACCTCAAACTCTCTTGTAAAATCTTATATTACCTTTCAATATATTAAAAACGGAGCAAATCTTTCAGAAGAAAACTTTATAAATACAGAGAGACCGTCTAACGACGCATTTGTTATTCCACAAGACAACTGGAGAAATACTAAGTACGAAGTTGTAGACAACATGATAATTTATACTCCAAAAGATGTTAGCAACTTGGATCTTGCAATTGTCACACACTTGGAATTTAAAGTTAAAGGAATATTAAAAAATAAAGTTGCAATAAGAACCCTTGAGTATTCATCACAGGCATTTAACAATACTTCTCCAAATCCTATTGGAACTCGCTTTGGACATTCTTTATTTCCCTACAAAAAGTCTGGATTCTACTATGACTACAAGAGCGAAAATCCTTTTACAATCTATAAGGGTACATCCCCATACCTATACTTGACAAGATATACTGGGGTGGAATTAAAGGGTACTATGGACCCAACAGTTAATCGAGGTCTATCTGTTTCAATCAATAAAGAAAAATCAGATAACTTTAAAGTAATGGCTATGCAGATGGCTGTTAGGTATGACAAAGATGCTTTCCCATATGGCAATATAGAAATATTTGAAATTAAATCAAGAGATAGGCATATAAAGTTTTACATGTCAGCCACCCACCCATCTGGTCAAAGAGCAAAAATTTATGCAATAGATGCAAATACAGGCAGGCTAGAAAATGGAATTAAGTTTTATCTTAATGGAAAGATTGTAAGGGAGCCCTCACTGACTATAAAGGAGTGGGCCTTCTTAGGAATATCTTTTCCAAAGGTATTAGACTTTAGGAATAGGGTCGGCGTCATAAATCTAAACGGACCGCTAATGTTTAATACTATATCTTACTATGAGTCAAGTAATCTACAGGACATTAAGGAAGATGAGTATAGAAGGTGGTTTGGAGTAAAGTATATCCTTCCAGAAAATATTGAGTGGGATTATTGGCTAACTGGAGAATTTTTGTGGGAAGGGGTCCTAATCCTTGCTTCAACAAACTACTATGGTATTGATCCTTCAACAATATACAAGAGTTATACGGGAACTAATAAGATTATTGTTGATAGTCAGTCATCTTTAGTAATAGACAACAAAAGATCTAGTACTGAGTATGAGTATCGCATATATTCTGGTATTAACTCGAAACTAATAACCACCAATGCCATCTAATATGGTATACTTATGTATATGAACGATAAAGATCCACGTAAAAAGAAGAAGGCATTGCCTAAAATGAAGGGCCAAGTGGGTGAGTCTCGTGCAAAAATTATCGAGAAGCACTACGATTGGGGTCTCTATGTATACAAAAAGGCTAACGGAAAGTGGTTTACAGACGGCAACGGCTCAGTTCTAAACATTGAATCCATGAAAGGCGACATTCTGCAGATATCAAAACTAAAAGATGCTGCTAAATATTACGGGGACGAAGGAGACGGAACCTGTGTATTTGTTCCAGGTCTAACCAGAATCTCAGAAGAAGAGTACTCCGAACAAAAGCAAAGATTGTCAGAAGGCTTAATTCCTTCAATGAATGACCTTGGAGCAGTACAGGCAGCCAAGGATACTATTGCTAAATATGGGAACGACGACTAATGAGCGAAGATAAAGAGTTTTTTATTAGAGCAAAGACAGATACTCCTCTTCCAGAGGATGATACCTTTACAAAACAAGATCCTTTTAACCAGTCTTGGGATGTAATCAAAGATTTACAGGGGCTTGACGCAAATTTTAAAAGAAGAACAACTCGTGTACTAAAGGGCGAAGCAACCCCAGCATATATAGCAAGTTCAAGAGCAGAGAGCACTGGTCGTGATGGAGCAAAGTCAAAAGAGATTAACTCAGGAACAGTTTTTAGAAATGCTTACGGTTTATTTGATGTAATTACTCCACCATGGAATCTCTACGAACTTGCAAGTTTTTACGATACATCGTTTGCTAATCATGCTGCAATTGACGCAAAGGTAGAAAACATTGTTGGTCTTGGATACGACTTTAAGATATCTCCAAGAACAATGCTCAAACTTGAGGCATCAGAACCAAAGAGTGCAGAGAATGCACGTAAAAGAATTGAAAGAGCAAAGATTGAATTGATGGATTGGATGGAGTCATTAAACACAGAAGACTCGTTCACTACAACTATGGAGAAGGTATTTACTGATTTACAGGCAACAGGTAATGGCTACCTTGAAGTAGGTAGAACTGTTCGTGGAGACATTGGATATGTTGGTCATATACCATCTACAACAATGCGTGTACGCAGATTACGTGATGGCTTTGTTCAGGTTATTGCAAACAAGGTTGTTTATTTCCGCAACTTTGGAGCGACAAATGCAAACCCTCTTGGTACAGATGCAAGACCAAACGAGATTATTCACTTTAAAGAATATTCACCTCTAAATACTTTTTACGGAGTTCCAGATATTATGTCAGCAATTGGGTCACTACATGGAGATCAACTTGCTTCACAGTACAATATTGACTACTTCCAAAATAAGGCTACGCCAAGATATGTTGTTACACTTAAGGGTGCTAAGTTGTCTGCAGAAGCAGAGGACAAAATGTTTAGATTCCTTCAGACTGGGCTAAAAGGACAGAACCATAGAACTCTTTATATCCCTCTTCCAGGAGATTCTGATACAAACAAGGTTGAGTTTAAGATGGACCCTGTAGAAAATGGAATTCAAGAAGCATCATTTAAGGAATACAGAAAGCAGAACAGGGATGACATTCTTGTCGCTCACCAAGTTCCACTATCAAAAATTGGTGGGTCTGACTCAGCAGCCATCGCTGCAGCACTATCCCAAGATAGAACATTCAAGGAGCAGGTTGCAAGACCAGCACAAAGAAACCTTGAGAAAATGATCAATAAAATAGTAAAAGAAAAAACAGATATTCTGGAGTTTAAGTTTAATGAACTTACGCTTACAGATGAAATTGCACAATCACAGATTATCGAAAGACTTGTAAAAACTCAGGTAATGCTTCCAAACGAGGGTCGAGAACTCCTTGGTCTTCCACAGATCGAGGGTGGAAATGAACCACTACAACTTAAGCCAGAGCAAGTAGCAAATGATAATGCAGACAGAGCACGGGACACAGAAAGAACTAATAACCAGTCAGATGGACCAGCCACAGTAAGTGGTAGAAATCCAAAAGGCGAAGGTCGTAAGTTTGATGATGTGACCGATATGTCCGAATAGTGATACTTTAGCAAAAAAGGGTATATAATATAATAACCATGATTATCTCTAAAGCCAATTGGAATACAGAGGGGGACAACCTTCGCCTATCTATGCCTTTTAGTAAGGTAGATAAAGAGCGACGAATTGTTTCGGGATTCGCATCACTTGATAACGTAGACAAGCAAGATGATATCGTAACAGCAGAGGCATCCATGGCAGCATTTGCAAAGTTCCGTGGCAACATTAGAGAAATGCACCAACCACTAGCAGTAGGCAAGATGGTTTCATTTAAAGAAGATAAGTACTTTGATCCAGAATCAAAGAAGTTTTACAAGGGTGTTTTTGTATCAGCATATGTTTCAAAGGGTGCACAAGATACTTGGGAAAAGGTTCTAGACGGAACACTAACTGGTTTTTCTATTGGTGGACGAATGAACAAGTGGGATGACGCATATGATGAAAAGTCAGACACACAAATTAGAGTTATTAAAGAATATGATTTGGTTGAGTTGAGTCTTGTAGATTCCCCAGCAAATCAATTTGCAAACATCGTATCTGTTGAAAAGGTGGATGGCGTAGATGTATTTAAAGGTGACACAACAGTTTTAGAAAATGTATTTTATGACAAAGTAAACGGTATAGTAATCGCATCTGAAAATGAATCAGAAGTTAGCCCAATTTCAGGTGAGCACATGGAAAATATAGGTTTCGTTGAAAAAACGGATAACGAAAAAACAAACATGATAAAATTCTTAGTCGATAGTGCTAAAGGCATTAATACTTCTAAGATTAACAAGGAGGTAAGTCCTATGACAGAAAACACAGAAACAGTTGCAGAAGTTATTGAAACAGAAGCACCAGTAGAAGTAGAAAAGTCAGAGGTCGCTCCAGAGGTTGATGCAGTAGTTGAAACACCTACAGAAGAAGTTACTAAGGCTGATGAAGCCGTAGCATCTGAAGAAGTTGCAAAGTCTGAAGAGACTCCTGCAGTTGATGTAGTTGAAGAAGTTACAGAAGTATCTAAATCAGATGAAGCAGTTGTTGACTCAGTTGCTGAAATCAAGAACACTCTAGAATCAGCCTTTAGCGATCTAGTTTCGACAGTAAAGTCTTTGCAGGCAGAAGTAGAAATGCTTAAGTCTACAAAGGTTGATGTTGAGACAGCAAAAAACTCATTTGAAGCAGTTGCAAAAGACATTGCAGCAGCAACAAATACATTCAATGAATTTGGTAAGCGTGTGGAACTTGTAGAGCAAGACACTGCTTTCCGAAAGTCTGGCGATCTCGGCGAGATAGTACAGAATCAGCCTGAAACGGTTGAAAAATCCCTATGGGGCGGTAGTTTCCTCAAAACAGCCGACTTATTTAATTAAAAA